GACAAAGGAAGGTGATGTGGACTTTTCGGGAAAGGTGCATTTGAATAAGGTCACTATAGAGAGGGGTGTTACCCCTGATATTGTCGGAAACGGGCAGATGTGGAAACTTCCTGATACGGCAGATACCTTTATGGACCACATGGTACTGACCGGTGGCTTACCCCAGGTGGCTTTGTCCCCTAATTACGATTTTTGGGGCGGGCGTTCACTCACCATTTTTAATGTCAGTGATACGAAAGTAAAGATATGGGGAAGTGGCGACCCCGGTATATATATTCCTGCATACGGCTGTGCTCATTTGGAATGTATTGCATCGATAGGTGGTGCATGGGCACAGTGGAATGTATTGGGAGTTTCAGATACGAGTATTATGGCATTCCCGGTTGCGTAATTAAAAAAAGTATTGTATGGATATGTTTTCAAGAATTAACGACAAGCTGCTGCATTTTCTTGCATGCCTTGCCATCACGCTGACAGCGGGTGAACTCTGTGCCGTTACGGCAGGCGTGACGAAAGAAGCCGCTGACTGGATGTATAAGAAGAACTGCAAGGTCGGTTCGGGATGGGACTGGCTGGACATACTTGCGGATGCTGCCGGCATAGCGGTCGGCAGCGTATTAAGGAGATTGGTATTCGATTATTAATGTAATAAAAAGGATTATGTTAGACACATTATTGGTTGCGCTGGTTATCTCAGTAGATACCGCGCAGGTAAAGGAATTTCCGCAGAAGGCGGAAGTCGAGTTCAAGAAAAACGATTTGAAGGAGAACATCATTAAGTCAGCCTTGAATTTCCATAATAGCGGAAAGAAGGACGACAAGACCTGGAACTGGAAGATTCAGGATGTGGTGTTCAGAAAAGATTAAAATAATGTTCAATTTAAAAATCATAGTAGTATGGGAGCTATAAAAACAATGAAGGAAGTCGAAAGCGCACTTCCCCAGAAAAAAGAGATAAATTATGTACGTGCTTTGGATAAGGACGGCAATCCGATTTTAATCAGTAAAGAGGACCTGGCGCAAGTTGTGGGAGAACTGATTGGTACAACTACTATTGAAAAAGCGGGGTTGTTATCTCCGGATTTATTCAAGGTATATCCTCATTTTGTAAATGCTTACGATTCTGTATATAAGATTGCAGACAATGTGACTGACTGGTATCGTGCCCCGATAGCGGTCTTATGCAATGATTCTGCTGATACGTGCATGGACTTTTTATCATTTATATACATACCAGATACAGGTTTGGCGGCTTCCTTAAAAAGAATTTTAAAAAAGCCGCTTCAAGTAAAATACTACATAAAAGGACGTGACCTATTCGTATCATTTACATTCAATAACGAGTTACCTAATCATGCGTATATTTTATCGCCTCACGGTGTCCAATTGGTCGGAACACCTGACATCATCGACGATAGCTTCACGGAGATAACGGAGAAGCTATAACGGGGGTTATTGTGCGGCAGTTGGCCACGGCTTGAATGGTTTTTCACCTTCTTTTACACGAACAAATACCTTTCCGTTGCCGGCCGAAAGCCGCTGCGTTATATAACCGTCATAGGAACGTACTTCAAATAGACCAAAACAGTCGTTAGTCGGCATATTTTGCCACACTCCGCCCCATAGGTTTACGAAGTATGTTCCTGGTGTTGTATATTGGTCGGCATCTTTGAGGTCAGACCGCTTCTGTTTGATAGCTCCACCATCGAGCAGTTCTCCCACGTCGATTTATGGATGTGGGAGAACTGATACCGATTGCGAATGCTACCCAAAACGGTTTACTCAGCAAACAGACAGCACCTTCTACGCTCTATATCCGCAACAAAACCTATATAGAATTGCATCATTCTTTACCTGCTGATTGGAACACTTTTATGTTCTTATTAATGATTTCCGGAACGGGAATCGCTGATGGAGATGCCGTTTTAATTATTCATGGCTCAAACAAATCGAATAGTGAAGGACGATGTATTGCCAAGTCTTTGTATGGAAATCTCCCTAAAAGCCTTCAACTTAAATGGGAACAGAAACCGGATAAGTCTATTCACATTTATTTGGTGGAAGCAGAAGGCGGAAAGATGGGCGGATACAGACTATTCAAGCAACACTGTTGTCTTGAGAATGAAAACACCGACATCACAGCACTCGACACGCTCGATATTTCAGCATTAAAAGATTTGGTTGTTTCTTAAGAAGTAATAGGCTTAACAGGGAAGGTTCCTGCTAAGCCTCTATTTTAAACCTGCACCCATTGACTCCATGTGCTGCTACCGGCATTAATAGCTCTCACGAATATTTTACCTTTATAGTCTGTTACGCGCTGCAATGTTGAATGATTTCCATATCGAAAGACTTCAAGGCATCCGCGAGTAAAAGGATGAATTTTAGGGTCGTAATCGGTGAGGTCTGCAAATGTGTAAATAGTAGTCATATTTTGAGCACTAAATAGTTTATCGTCAAAATCCTTAAACGTTTCTAAGTTCACATATTTTTCCATCAGTTCTCCCACACCGGTGTTGAAGGCGTGGGAGAACTGATGCCAGTTGTAACTCCTGAGAAAGACGGATTAAGTAATTCCAAGTTTGCAACAACAAAGATAAAATCAGAAGGCAAACGTAGCGTATTACTATACCGTTCATCATCTTCCCAATGGGCTCCTTTTGCTATCAGAGTATCATGTATATCCACAGGTGAACCATTAAGTGATTTTTACGTTTACATTGCTGGTAATACTATGGAATTACAAGATTCTACAAAAGTATATGTCAAATACCTATATGGACAACCCAATAGCGATACATACCTAAAAATGAAATACGAAACTGACCATAGAATATCCATATACTTGACCTCGGACAATTCATTAGGTGATAGAACTATTGTCAGAGAACTGATAGTTAGAGATTCAATGTACGATATGGCTACACAAGATGATGAAATTACCGGACTGGCAGATTGCACTATTGTGCAATAGGTTTTATCTCCTTGTATGATTCGTCTATGAAACCAATATCTTTAATTATATTGCATTGGGTACTGCAATCGTATTTAAAGTAAACAGATTGCCCTTGTACTACAGTGAATACTACGTAAACATCCCAATTCTTATAAACTACTTTTATATCGGTAAACCCGGATGGTATGGAATAAAACTCTCCGACTATTCCATCGGAAGGTACTTTGTTTGCGTAGGTTGCCAATCGAACCCCTACGTTGTAGAAATTATGGCTGCCAATGATATTGAGACTTACTCCGTTCCATTGGACTTGATGGGTATAATGGATTGCAAAAGAGTTTGTAACACGTAATTTTTTCCATAACAGTTCTCCCACATCGGTTTTGAAGACGTGGGAGAACTGTTCACATCTTTAGGACTTTTCCCGTTTATGCAGCGTGATATAATTCAAGGAGAAATGTCCCCCGATGACATACGTACAAGTGGAATGTATGATGTGGGGAATTCTACCACTATGCCATTCAATTACGGTGGATTACTTGTATTTAATACTAAGACTTTAACCATTCAAACAGGTGTTGATTTACAGGGAAAAACAATTTGTATACGGGTAAGTTGGAATAATGGGCCTTGGTCCTCATGGAACAATTTTACATTCAATCAGCAAAGCATTTAATCAATTATTTTGGTCGGGAATATAACTTCCCGGCCAAAATAGCCAAATCATACCTCAACGGCATCTATTGCATCCTGTGGAAATTCTTTAATTACTTCATTCTTAAATTCCAGTCTCGAAAAGTCTGATGTAGATAGAATTGAAATCACCGGGTCATTGCTTTCAATATAGATATTCAAGCGGTTATCTTCTGTTTTCTTATACTTTAAATTAAGGAGAATCAGCTCATGACTTTTAGGGATTAAGTAGTGATAGCGAACCGAAATATATTTATCATCTACGCCATACATAACCTGTACAACAGCAAGTGTATTCTGAGCTACATAAGTGTGCCGGGTTGAGACTAAGAAGTTGACAACACACTCTTGACTTACAGTCATTAATAAGCATTTTGCATTCATCCAAACCGGAACCATTTTCTTATCCCAAAGTCCATTCTTTTGAAAGGTAGCCACTGGTATCAGTTCTCCCACATCGGTTTGCAGCTTCTCGTCCAAAAAAGTACATTTGGCTTAAAAATGGATAAAATAAAATACCGCTTAGTGTATAATCGAAAGAAACAGCTAAACAAACAGGGAACGGCCTTAGTGCAAGTAGAAGCCTTGCTCAATCAGAGGAAAGTTTATTTCCGTACAAATTTGTATCTCAAGCCGGAACATTGGAATAGTCGCAATGCTCAGGTTGATAATCACCCACAGGCTCATGACCTCAATTCGATGCTGTTTGAGTTTGTCCTACACCTGCAAGCGATTGAGTTATCCTTATGGAAGCGCGGCATTCCTGTAACGCTATCACTACTTAAAGATGCGATAAAGAAAGACAAGCCGGTCAATGTCACTTTCCCCGTATTTGCCAGAACCTATATTCAGGAATCCGACCGTAAAAGAAGTACCAAGGAAAATCTTCTGACAACGATAACCGTGCTTCAGGAGTTCCGTCCCGGATTGGATTTCAAAGACATTACCTATACTTTTTTAAGGGATTTTGAAGTGCATTTGAAAGAGAAAGGAAATAGTGTTAATACAGTTGCCAAACACATGAGGCAGCTTCGTACATTAGTGAATGAGGCCATTAATCAGGGGTATATTCCTTCCGATGCCTACCCCTTCCGGAAGTACAAGATAAAGCAAGCGAAGGGGCGGAAAGAATTCCTAACCCCGGATGAGTTGAAGAGGCTGGAGAACCTTGATGTGGACAAGAAGCTCCGCCATGTACTCGATGCCTTCTTGTTCTGCTGCTATACCGGACTGCGCTTCTCAGACTTTTGCCAGCTATCTCCGGCCAACTTTATCAAGGTAAACGGTAAGCGTTGGTTACACTTCACATCCATTAAGACAGGAGTAGAACTTCGGCTTCCGCTACATCTTTTGTTTGAGGGTAAGGCATTGGCTGTATTGGAACGTTACGATATAGTAACTGATTTTGCTAAAATCGGACCCAATTCAGAGGCCAATAAGTATCTTGCCCAATTAGCTGCCCTTGCCAGGATAAGGAAGCACATAACCTATCATACAGCCCGTCATACTTGTGCGACCCTGCTTGTTCACCAAGGTGTTCCGATAACCACCGTCCAGAAGCTGTTAGGTCATACTTCCGTCAGAACTACGGAGGTGTATTCAGAGGTTCTTTCTAATACGATTATTCGGGATTTGAAGGCTGTAAAAAGGAAGAAAAAAACACCTGATTTTAGACGCCCGGTAGAATGTGGGTAGAATGTATGGAATCTACTGATATTCTACCCAAGATGTTTTAATTCTGAAAATTATATACAACAATACCTCAATAACTTTACAGTGCCGAGATAGCTTTTAATCTACTTTTTAGAATAAAAAAGGGGGGAGAAGAATACAGAAAAGCCCCCGGCCTGTTAATTGTCATCTCACCTACATATTAACGCACGACGCTACTAGAACGTAACCGGGGGCATATACCCTCTGATGTTCTAGTAGCAATTTGCGTTTGTAAGTGAGATGTTGCAAAGATAATCATTAAAAGTTAAAGCAGTCGAATTCCGGCTGTTTTTTTATGCTTCAAATTCTCTCTTGGCTTATATTTTAGGAGAAAAGAGTTATGAAAGCGAGTAATAATTTGGTGGAAAAGTATGGCTGGGATAAAATAATTCACAGTCCAAGTGATGGTCGAGCAGTTTTTTCGTATAAACCTATCCATAAAGTAAAATGACAAAAATATGAATACGGATGCAGTGAATGCTGCCCTTCAGGTGGGCAAGGGGATTAGCGATTTTGGCATGGTGGCCATTGCAGGAGCCTTCTTCCTCATTATATGCGGTGTGATGTGGCTATTCATTTTCAAATGGTTCAAACATTTGGTGGATAATGTGATAACCAGGCAGGAAAAGGTGATAAATGATTTGCTCGTGGAAACCAAGGCTCAAAATGAGGTCCTTTCTGATATTAACGAGGGGCTAAAACCTATTTCTCAGATGCAGATAAATTCGGTTTGTAACAACTTCTTTGACCTTGATTGTGAAAGGCTGTGCCGGCTGGTCCGCAATGTGCGCGATGAGAACAATATTGATGATAAGCAGAAGACGAGACGAAAAATAGAGACGCGTTGTAATGCCATAATCAAAAAGCGGAGTATTGAACTCGATAACTTTATTCACCGCGGAAAAAGGCTCAGTGAGTTTATGTCAACGGATTGGGTAAAGAAGTTTTCAGACATAATAGAGTCGGAAATCTATAATCCTGTCGGCGCCAATAACGCACGTGCCTATGCCAATATCAAAACAGCCATTGATGAGGCTAAGGTTGAATTTTTTAATAACATGAATAAATAAGGAGTAACAGAATGAAAAAGAAACTGATTATTGCAGCGATTGTTATCGCTATCATCGTGGGAGTTATGCTTTACATGCACTACACTCCGTTTTGGGTAAATCTGACTACTGTTGTATCATTCGGTGTCGGTGTTGTTGCCGGATGGGTGGCTCGTGTGGTTTATGACAAATATTTCAAGGAGGACGTGCAGAATGAAAATATTGATTGACAACGGACACGGAAGTAACACTCCGGGCAAGTGTTCACCGGACGGAAGATTGAAAGAGTATGCGTATGCCCGTGAGATTGCTGTACGTTTGGAAGCGGAATTGCGCAAACAAGGCGTTGATGCCGAACGTATCGTCAAAGAGGAAATAGATGTCCCCTTATCCGAGCGTTGTCGTAGGGCAAACGAATACAAGTCCGGTGACACTATCCTTGTATCCATTCACTGTAATGCAGCGGGAAATGGTTCTGCCTGGATGCAGGCGCGCGGTTGGGAAGCATGGACTTCGGCAGGTCAGACGAAAGCCGACAGACTGGCTGATTGTCTATATGCAGCGGCCGGACAGCTTTTGCCGGATATGAAGGTGCGCAAGGATACCACAGACGGTGATGCAGATAAGGAAAGCAACTTCTACATCTTGAAGCACACAAAGTGTCCGGCAGTTTTGACCGAAAACTTATTCCAGGATAATATGGAAGATGTGGATTTCTTATTATCGGAAGAAGGGAAGAAAAGTATTGTAGAGACTCATGTTATTGGTATTATTAATTATCTTAAAATCAAATGAAGAAGTGGATGCTGATGGCTGTCGGGATACTAATATTGGTTATTGGTATCTTAATTAAATACAATAGGGGTTTGCATAGTGAATGTGCTCGTCATTCAAATAATATTTCTGTATTAAATAAAGAGATCGAGCGTTATAAAATTCAGGATAGTTTAAATGCTGTTTCCGTATCGGCATTGAACTTGACTATTGATGAGCTGAAAGAGTATCGTGCAGATGATGCTCAAACAATAAAAGAACTCGGAATTAAAAACAAGCATCTTGAGGCTTTGGTTAAAACCGGGATTCATTCAACAGAAACAATCTATGCAGACCGTTGGCATCCACTTCCGGACAGGTCGGATTGTTTAGAGGTTAATAGCAAATGGTCTCATGTGATAGCCTGTTTCAAGGATTCTACGGTTTATTATAATATTCGTGATAGTCTGGCGGCTGCTGTTCATCGAATCCCAAAACGAAAATTCTTGTGGTGGAGTTGGGGCACAAAGGGGTATAAACTGGAATTGGTTAATTTTAATCCCAACACAAAGATTGATTACAATGAATTTATAAAAGTCTCAAAATAGCAGTGAGGGGGTCTCGTGAATAGCGACCCCCTCACCTTTATAGCAGATATTCCTTTAGTGCGTCAATGCCTTGTTTGACACTGCGGGCAATAACATACTTATTTCGGCAGTTTTCCGCTTGCCTTTGAAATTCTTTTTGTTCTTCCGATTGGATGCCTTTCTTTGTCTTAAACTCTATACATAGCGAAGCGTAGCCTTTCTTTGGGATTAGTAGGATAACATCGGATACGCCGGAAGTTACACCTTGCCGTTTGAGATTAGCGGCTTCCCTTATATGGCGGCTTCCACCATTCGGAACAGCGAAAAGAAGTTTATTGGGCAACCTAGGGAATAGCTTTCCCACTTCTTCAAAGAACTTGCATTGCATACGTTCTTCCTCGTTGTTTTTCTTCCTTTTTCTTTTGGATGGATTCTTTTGCTCAGCATAACAGTTATAGCAGATATAGCCTGCATCAGTCTTAATGACTGATACAGTTTCTTTTCCGCATACAACACATTTTTCTTTAGTCATTTTTGCTATTCGTTCTGAATAGCTGCTCAATAAGTTGTAAAATATTCGTTTCTTCTCAATGTATTTTAGTCTGTTCCTGCGAAGTCTCCTTTTGTTCTTGGATACAATCATTTGACAACCTCTAACGCCAATGTAGATGCAATTTGAATGATGTCTTTTAGCTTGTCTGAAAGCCCACCGAATCGCTTCACGACAATATCTGTAACTGTCATTTTGAACACCTTCATAGCCTTTTCGCATTATGAAATGTCCAATTTCGTTAGCCTCTTCTTCTGAATAGCAAATTGTAAATATATTATTCATATTTGTTCGGATTTGAATTAAACTTCTTATTCACAAAGCCCATGATAAAGGCTCATACAGCTATATCCACCTTCAGGTTCAAACATATCATCCATGCCGGCATCTTTCCGGTTTACATACTCGAAAACTTCTTCTACTGTTGGATAAGTCTTATTTTTACAGAAACGATTAGGGATGTAGCCCGGTGAGAAGAAAGACGAACCATTTGGGGTTTCTTCTTTCATTCGTTGTTCGGCATCTATCAAGCGACTTCGTCCAAACTTTTCTTGCGAAATTAGCTTTACCTCTTGCTTCCTGCACATAATACAGGGATAGCAACCAACTCGGGAAAATCCACGATAATATAAAGGATTTGGATTTTGTCCAGCAGAAAGGATCTGGTCTATAACTTCTTGTGCTGACCATTGGAAGATTGGGCGGGAAACACTGGCATCATAATGTTCGCACCATTTAAGCACATCTTTTCTACGATAATCTTGCTTCCATACCTCAATAACCTTTCCTTTACGATTCATTTTCACACGTTCGAAATATTCTCCGAAGTAGTTGCACTCATAAGGAAGTTTGGCGCGTTCTTTGCTTTCTTTTGCTCGAATACCTTGAATTATCAAGCAAGGTTCAGTAAGTGAGAGAATATAATCAATCATCGGCTTTATTTTTAATTCAGAGGTGCAAAACCTTCTTTGGGAAGACGGGAATCGGGAACGTTTGATAGACATATCCACAAAATCAGTGTATTTCTTACTTCTCAAAATTACTAATCTGACATCAAGTTGTTTGCACACGTTACTAATATGTTGATAAGTATCGGGATGCTCCCAACCTGTATCACAAAATACGGCTTCTATTTTATCGGCTCCATATTTATTGGCAGCCTGGATTAAACAGGCTTGCGAATCCTTACCACCGGAAAAACTAACAATTATCTTCATGCTATATGAACTTTTTTATTTCACGCTTCATTATCAATTATATTTCTTCGTAATCCTTACACTCTTTGCAATAAAATCCCCAATTATCATCGTTATATTCGTTGGGCATTTTAAATCTAAGAGAATGGTTTAACGCACAAAGGTCACTATAATGTCGTTTGGCTGACTCCTCAACAGCTCTATCCATTTCATCATCATTCAATTCTCTTTCATCCGATTTAAAGTTCCTGCATGTATCACAGAAACGGATGGGTTTCCGTTTCCCCTTTTTCCCGGCAGGCTTTTCAACTTCTCTTAACCAGCAGTTTTCATCCTTGACCGGGCAACATCTACAGTAGTCATCCATTCCGTAGAATTGGCAGTAACCTTCACAGAACCATTCCCGAAATTCTGCGAGCAGTTTTTTCTTTATAAGCTCCTCTTTCAATCAATCCTCCACTTTTTCAAAGTGCACATCTTGTTTATCTTGTCTTTCAAAATGCAAGCAATAATAATCACCGCATTCCGGTTTACCATTAAAGACGCATCTATCACATTCGTATATAAAATCGCTATCTTTTTTCACGATAATTTTTTCTCCATTATAT